ACTGGCCGAGGAAACTCCGCCGCCTGCCGCCCCCTCGGTCGTGGTCAACAACGCACCGCCGGCGACACTGGCAGAGATCAAGCAGGTTTTGACGGAGAACGCCGCGAACCCGAAGGTATGAGGCTATGGAATTCACCGACGCAGAGCGGCGCGCTTACCGTTCGCTGTCGATGGCCGACCTCTTCTGGTTCACGCGCTGGATGTTCGTCAATCGCCGCGGCTACACGTGGCAGCAGGCGCAGCATCATGCGACGGTCTGCGAAGCGCTGATGCGGGTGTTTCGCGGTGAGTGCAAGCGGCTCATCATCAACATACCGCCACGCTACTCCAAGACGGAGATCGTCAAGAACTTCGTCGGATGGTCGCTTGGGCACGCGCCGGATAGCGAGTTCATCTATACGTCGTACTCCTCGCGCCTTGCTGCAGCATCCTCATGGGACGTTCGTGGTCTGGTGCAGGAAGCCGAGTACAAGGCGATCTTCCCGTCTGTTGGCCTGCGCGAAGATAGCCAGGCTAAAGACGAGTGGCGAACGACTGCCGGCGGCATCATGTATGCGGTCGGCGCGGGCGGCACAATCACCGGCTATGGCGCCGGCAAGCATCGGCCCGGCTTCGGCGGCGCACTACTGATCGATGATCCGCACAAGGCGGATGAGGCGCGCTCCGACGTGATGCGCCAGAACGTGATCGACTGGTTCCAGAACACGTTTGAGTCCCGTAAGAACTCACCTGACACGCCGATCATTCTCGTCATGCAGCGGTTGCATGAGAGCGATCTGGCGGGCTGGCTACTGGCTGGCGGCAACGGCGAGAAGTGGGAACACGTTTGTCTCCCTGCGCTGCAGGATGACGGCACCGCGCTATGGCCTGAAAAGCACTCGGTCGAAGAGTTGCGCCGCATGGAGGCGGCATCGCCTTATACGTTCGCCGGGCAGTACCAGCAACGGCCGGCGCCGGCTGAGGGCGGGATATTCAAGCCAGACCAGATCAAGATCATTGATGCGCTGCCGTACATGCACATCACATGGGTGCGAGGCTGGGACTTGGCCAGCACAACAACCGGAGACTGGACTGCAGGCATCAAGGTGGGCCGTCTTCAGGATGGGCGATTTGTCATTGCAGACGTCGTTCGCGTTCGCGTTGGTCCGGACGAGAGAGATGCGGCGATTGTAAATACCGCCGCCTCCGATTCGGTCTCAACGAAGGTAAGCATTCCGCAGGACCCAGGTCAGGCGGGTAAAACCCAGGTTCTTTATTTGACCCGGGCACTCGCCGGTTATTCCGTCGTCACATCTCCTGAATCTGGAGATAAGGTAACGCGCGCCGAGCCAGTCGCAGCGCAAATCAATGTGGGTAACGTTCTGATGGTCAGAGGCGCATGGAATAACAAGTTCGTCGATGAATTGCGCACTTTCCCGAATGGCGTTCACGACGACCAGGTTGATGCGTTATCTCGCGCCTTCTCGCACCTGATAGGAGGCGGATTGGCCATCTGGGCCAGTCTCGGCAAATAGAAATGACCCAAAAACGAAGCGTCAAAGGCGTGGCCCAGCGCGCGAGCCGGGAAGAAAAGAAGATCGTCAAGTCGAACGACAGTTTTCAGAACTTCCAAGCCCGCCTGGGCATGGGCACCGACAACCTCATGTCGTCGAGCCAGTACGGCTTCAATCCGATCACGCGTACGCGCACCCTGCTCGAATGGGTGCATCGCGGATCGTGGCTCGGCGGCGTTGCGGTTGACGTCGTTGCGGATGATATGACGCGCGCCGGCGTAGACCTGAAAGGACAGTTGCATCCGGACCAGGTCGAGCAGATTCAGGAAAGCGCTAACGGTTTCGGTATCTGGAACGCGATCAACGATACGGTCAAGTGGTCTCGGTTGTATGGTGGCTGTCTGGCGTTCATGCTGATCGATGGGCAGGACCCGTCGACACCGCTGCGCCTGAACACGATCCGCAAAGGGCAATTCCGCGGGCTGCTGGTGCTGGACCGCTGGATGGTCGAGCCGAGCTTGCAGGATCTGGTGACGGAGATGGGCCCGGAATTGGGGCTGCCGAAGTTCTACACGATCACGGCCGATTCCCCCGCCCTTCCGCTGAAGAAGATCCACCACTCGCGCTGCCTGCGTCTCGAAGGCATCCGCCTGCCCTACTGGCAGCGCGTGATGGAGAACATGTGGGGCATCTCTGTGCTCGAGCGCCTGTACGATCGCATGATCGCGTTCGACAGCGCGACGACCGGCGCCGCACAGCTCGTCTACAAATCATATCTGCGCACGTTCAAGGTTGAAGACCTGCGCGAAATTGCGTCCGCTGGTGGACCTGCTTTGCAAGGTCTGACGCAGTACGTGAACATGATGTCCAAGTTCCAGTCGATCGAAGGCATCACGATGATCGACAGCAAGGACGAGTTTGTCACCGATACGCACAGTGCATTCACGGGTCTTGATCAGGTCATCCGCCAGCTTGGCGAGCAGCTTTCCGGGGCGCTGCAGATTCCTTTGGTGCGTCTGTTCGGCCAGTCTCCGGGTGGGATAGGTTCCGATGGTGAATCGGCCCTGCGCACCTATTACGACAACGTCAAGAATCAGCAGAAAGCTCGACTGGGTGTTCCAGTCACACGCATCTATCGTGCGATCGCAGCGTCAGAAGGCATCAAGTTACCCGATGGGTTTTCGGTCGACTTCCGCTCGTTGTGGCAACTCACAGATACCGAGAAAGCAGATATCGCCGTCAAGGTAACCGATGCGATCACGAAGGTGGACGGCGCCGGAATCATCACGCCCAAGATGGGACTCGAGGAGTTGCGAATCAGCAGTCATACCACCGGCATATTCGGCTCTATCACGGACGAGGATGTCGCCAAGGCCGCTGATGTGCCGAGCGCTCCTGATCCGGAGATGATGGGCGGCGCAGGTGGCGCGGGACGGATGGCCCCTGGCGAGCAGGAAGAAAATGAGAACGAGAACATCTGACCGCGGTATCGTCTCATTCATCAAGAAGAAGTCTGACGAGCGCTTCCTGAATGGCCGCAAGGCTGAGCGCGCCTATTCCCGGCAGTTGCGCGGCGTCGCGCGGCAGATCAATGCCATCGTTAAGGCGTTTGCACCTGACGGGAATGTCAATGACCTGAACTCGATGCAGTCGACGCTCACCCGGTACGCAGAGATCTTGCGGCCGTGGGCGCGCGCCGTCGGCTGGGGCATGGTCAGCGAAGTGTCCAGACGTGACGAGGCTGCGTGGTTCGCTCATGGCAATGAGATGGGCCGACTGCTGCGCGAGGAAATCCGCACCGCCCCGACGGGCGATATGCTGCGCGAGATTCTTGAGCGTCAAGTCACGCTGATTACGAGTCTGCCGATCGAGGCCGGACAGCGCGTCCACAAGCTCGCGACTGAAAGCCTGATCAACAGTTCGCGCGCTTCCGAGATTGCGAAAGAGATTTTAAAGTCTGGCGACGTCAGCGAATCGCGCGCCCTACTCATAGCGCGCACAGAAACTGCACGCTGTGCAGCATCACTCACTCAGGCGCGCGCGGTCCACGCTGGGTCCACTCACTACCGGTGGATGACGGCAGAAGACAGCGACGTGCGCCCCGGGCACAAAGCTATGAAGGGCAAGATTTTCCGTTGGGACACTCCTCCAGAAGTTGAAGAAAACGGCCGCTACATGAGGCACGGTCCCGGCGAAGTGTGGAATTGCCGGTGTTTTGCCTACCCACTGTTCGATGACGATATCTGATTCAGTTTCAACCCCGGCATCCGCCGGCCACCCTCCCCAGGAGATTTGCAAATGAAGTTTACCCGCATGGCCGTAATCGGCGCAGCGCTCATGGCGATGGCCGGCAGCGCCTTTGCTCAATCGTTCAACACCGCAACCGCTGTCTTCCCGATCACGCAGCGCACGTACGAGGCGACCATCGTCGGGCTCGTGCCTGCCGCGTCCGCTACCGATCTGCTGACCATCACTGGCGTTGCTGGCCATATCGTGCGCGTCACGCGCGCGGAATGCACGGGCACCG